GACCGCCGCCGGCAGGATCTGGCCGACTGGCTAGGGTAAACCCTTCGCCAGTAGGCCAGAATGCGCTAGCGCTTGGAAGCAGAAACAGACCCAGAAAAGGGAATGGCATCAGAAGCACGTTTAACATAAGCCATCCATTGACCAAAAGTAGACTCGCTGACGCGGCCTTGATTTTGGAGATCCTTAAGTTGCTCAGTAGTACCCGCTACATCAAGAGAAAGTAAGCGGGTGGTTTGTTCCTGAGAAAGCCCTTGTTGCCGGAGAAGATTAGTAAAGGATTTAACCTGATCTATCTCCTGAAACACCTTGCGGGTTTGCATTCCTTTGAGATGGGAATCCATATTTAAGTTACGGGCTTGAGCATGAGCAGAATTCGCTTGTTCACCTAAAAGGGAAACTTCAGCTGGGAGCTTTTTGTCAGTAACGGTTTTGACTTGCTCGGTATCGGCTTCAGTTTTATCAGTTTGGGCTTTAGCGAGGGTGGCGTCTGCAAGTGCGGTAAGAGCTTGCAAAGCGGAAGACACTCCGGCTTGCTCGACATTAGAGATAGGGGCAGTTGAACCAGCAGGGGTTGACGCACCGACACCACCAGTAGCGGAAAGGATTGGATTAAGCCCAGCAGCACGGAGATCAGCGACCTCCCGCTGGTGGGCAGTGGAAGACATACGCTCTTGGAAATCCATTTGCTTCTGCATCATTTTCATGCTCATGGCGTTTTGATTTTCAGCGCCTTTTGCAGAAGACATAGAAGAAAGGATTCCGAGACCGGTTGAAGCTAAAGCGCCCCAGCCCATAAATAACCTCCTTAAAAATGATCAATGAGACCAGGAACACCATAAAGCGGCATCGGTCTGGCACAGCGAATATTGAAATGGGAGTCGAAAAGGAAATGCGGTTCAGTTGTAACAGCAATACAACGATCAAGCGGAGGATTTTCGACAATAAAAGTATCGTCAAGAACAGGAGCAGTAGCGAAATCCTGAGCCAAATGCCAAGCGTCAAGCGGTTGAGCAGCAGAAGAACGGAACAGACCGGTAACTTGGGAAGGCTTATAGCGATATTCAGCGAAGCGCTCTTGATAACCGAAAACAGTGTCATCAGCAGCAGGGACGCCAGTCGCAAAAATTTCTTTTTGCAAGACGGCCTGCTCACCAATGTGAGCAAGAGCAGGAAGATAGAAGTCAAAGCGGGTTTTGCGTGACCACATGCGGTTTAGACCTTGTTGGTAGGTAAGGTCAGCGCGAACAGAAACAAAACCAAGAATCAAGCAATGCTCAGTGAAGGAAGCAGTAAAACCATGCTGGTTTAAATGGGCAGTACCAACACCAGCAAGAGAGCCAAGCGGGTTAACCTGTCCGGGATCGACAGAAGTAGTGTTAGGAATTGGTGAAATGTTCACCATAGTAGAGCCGCCACCGAGATACTCAGGACGCTGTAAGCGAGCGTCAGGAGAAACGACGCCGAAGTGAGCGCGAATTAATTCAGTGTAACGAGTACCGCCGCGAGCATCGCGCTCGAAAATCTTTTGGATTTGGAAAGCTTGGCGGAGAGAGTTGATAGTAGCAGCGGTTGCAGTGGAAAGATCAGCCCAGACACCGGGACCATATGTAGGATCGTCACCGAAAGCATAATCACCAATGGCACCAGTAGGGGTGTAGCCGGAAGTATCACCGCCCATAGGGAAAGAGAAACCACCACCATTAACACCATAATTACCAGAGTGAACGGTAGCTTTAGTACCTAAAGGAATCTGGACAGAAGCGCCTTTTTGAGGCCAAGGAAGACAGGATGTGAAATAGTCATGGCGTTTACCACGGCGAAGCAAAACAAAGTTAGCAGGATCATCGGGTCCGTCATCGACAGGAGTATCAACAGAGTTTTGCATATTCTGGTCGCGAAACCATTCGTTATAAATCAGGTTATAGGCACGGTGCCAAAGTGAAGAATGAGCCATATCGGAGACGCCGGTAGGCAGACCGAAATAATCATGTAAGGAACCGATTTGATAACCCCCATCTGGGGAAGTCATTTGAGGAATCTCAAAATCGGTAGAGTCGCCAGGATTGCGTTGCTCACCATTGAAGCGTTGCCAGTTGTCCCAGAGTAGACGTATAGGAACGCTAAAAAATTGCGTATCCATATACATATTATCCATGATAGGGAAAATGGGTGTAGCAAGACGGGCAAGAGCAGTCATATTGACATTGAACGTGTCGCCGGGTAGGGCTTCATCGACAAAGATCGGTACGAGATAGCCAGCGTCAAACGTAGTTTTATGACCGCAAGAACGGTCAAAGCTGGAGCGTGGAATTTCAGCCTTTGGAACTTGGCTGAATTTATGGGTAGAAGTACGTGGAGCAATGTTGTGGCCTAAGTCCATGAGTTTAACCCTCAGTAGAAAGCAAAGTATTTAACACCTCATCGGTGCGCCGAGAATAAGCGAGAGTAGAAGCAAGCCCCAAGTTAACGAGCTGGGGTTCAGGAGTTATCACGCCAGTAACATCTTGAAAGGTAGCTAAACGATATAAAACATAATCAGCGGGATTACGGCCAATGTCAGTATCAGCTTGAGCAGCATTGATAAAATCACGAATTGCAGCAGCATCAGTTTGACAAGCAAAAGGCCGACAAAAAATACAGGCTTTATTGTCATAAACAGAGTAAAGATTAGTTTGCATTAGAGACTCCTTTTAAGCTGAGACAGCTTAGATTTAAGAACGGATTCCCGGACGCGAAGGCGTGCGGGTGTGGAGTCCTCCTTACGGGATTTGGCGCGCAACTTGCGGGCTTCCTTCATCTCGACTAACAAGTCGGGATTTTCACGATCAAGCAGACGATCGTAATATTTTGGTACAGGTACTTCACGACCTTTTACGACAGCACGATCTGAAGGGTAAAAATCGTTTTTATATTTTTCGAAATGGGTTTTTCCGATAGCAGGTTTTAGGCTCATGCGGATAAATTCGGGATAAAGGTTCGTAACCTCACCAGTGATAGGATCAATGCGCCGATAGTGATCCTCGGCTTGATCACCAGTGATTTTTTTCATGATATAGCGCGCAACATAGGCGCAGGATTCGTGAGTAACTTCGCCAATAAGGCAATGGCCTTGACCCCAGAGTCGGTCAAGGGTTGCAGATTTCCATAACTGATGTCCCTGTTCATTTTTATTGTGGGTGCGCCGATCAGCAAAATCTACACCATATAAAATCGCATGATAGTGAGCACGGCCAGTAGAATCGCCGTACTCGCCACAAAGAAAATATTTAATTTCTTTAAAGTGTGGATGCCCCTTTTTGAGTGGGGCAGGATTAAGGTGTTTGCGTAGTTTTTTGAAAAAGAGCTGGTGCGCCTTTTTGTCCAGGGAACCGGAAGCAGGGAGATGATCGTCATCATAAGTAAGAGTAATGAAGCATTTTTGATCATGGTATTTTGCCTCGTGCATTAAACGAGTTGCCCATTGCTGGGAACGATCTATACGGCAACCAATACAGCCACCACAAGGGATCTGTAGTTCAGAACCGGCCAAGCCGTCAGACTCCTTAAAAACCAAAGACCGCTTACCGGACTTCTCATTGACGAGACGACTCCGGTAGGCAGTGGTCGGCTTGAAGCATGGCATAGCGCCAGTGACCTACAGGCGGATACCGCCGCGCATAGGATTGGTAGGGATGTTTTTCTTGTGGGTTTTGGAAGCAGTCGAAGTGAAAAGCTTTTGGGACTTTTTTGAAGACATTTTGGAGCGCTTCATAGTGTAAACCTCTTACGTTGGGTGGGTGGTGTCACCAGTGGTATTGATAACAAGAATATCAATACCACTGGTTGGGAGAGCTTGTCAAGCGCCGCCGTCAGAATTGGCAGGCGCTGGGGCAGGCTCGCTAGGCGGCGCAGGAGAGCGTACAGGCTTCGCCTTGATGTTAGCAATAGGGGCATCGCCCCTAAGTACAGAACGTGTAGCCTCGGGGCTTAAAAGCCCCATGTGGGCTAGCTCAGTGCGGTTGTCAGGGTCGGAACAGAAGTCCACGAAATGGGCAGGGTCGTTATAGAAGCGACTACGGACAGCGGAAGGAAGCTGAGCAAATAGGCTTTTGGCATGGGCGATAGTGTTCATATGGGTCTGGAAGTCGATTCCCTCGGAATCGAAGAACTGAGGAGCGAGGAGATTTACATGGGGCAGCTCACCAGTACGAAGGTAGCGCCCCATGATTGTGTTTATATCGGACTCCTCTTTGAATTCCTGCCGGGTAAAGAGAGAGCGTTCAGGGAAGGTAAGGGTATGACGAGGTTTGGAAGAGAATTGAGAAAGGGTAGGAGAGTTAGGAGTAGAGAATAAGGTAGTACGGTTGGAAGGTTGATAAGACATAAGATAAGACCTCGATAATAAGTGAATAAGAATAAGAATAAGACCGCCTCCGGCAGGATCTGGCCGACTGGCTAGGGTAAACCCTTCGCCAGTAGGCCAGAATGCGCTAGCGCTTGGAAGCAGAAACAGACCCAGAAAAGGGAATGGCATCAGAAGCACGTTTAACATAAGCCATCCATTGACCAAAATAGACTCGCTGACGCGGCCTTGATTTTGGAGATCCTTAAGTTGCTCAGTAGTACCCGCTACATCAAGAGAAAGTAAGCGGGTGGTTTGTTCCTGAGAAAGCCCTTGTTGCCGGAG